TATATCAACTTGACCAGCGAGGATACCCGGAGAGCTCACGGGCAAGCCGGGGTTGTACTCGCCCTCGTGGAAGAGGAACCGGATAGGAAGAAGCCGAAAAAGAAAAGACTGCGGGGGATAGAGATATAGGGCGCGGTTATTCTGGATTTTCCGAAAAACTGCCACTTCTGGACCTGTATACAGGCTCAAAACTGAGCGGGTTGATCTGCGCAAAATTGCGCTGATTGAGCCGCCTCGAAGGAGGGCGGAGTTGTCCAGTAATGCCGACACACTATGTAATACATAGCCCTCGGGATCGCTCCGGGGGCTTTTCCGCCAATTCTGGCGAAAATTCGGGGTTCATGTTCCGGGGGCTTCTTGGTTCCCCAGGTCCGGGGGACGCCCTATATGGAAACGGCCCCTCCGCCAACCCTCCCGGATTTCCGGAGAGTTCGCCACCCGCCGGCCCCGCGCCCGATATTCCCGCACCCCTTCGGCGATTGTCGGGGGGGGGCTCTGTCGGGGTAGACGGGTTGAGCATGAGGCACAACCTCGTGGGCTCCTACCTCTCCCCGAGAAACCCCTTACAGGATCGCGAGCAACCCTCAATCTTTCGGATCGCGGCCTTTCCCAAAAGGCCCTATGCTTCGGGTAACCAATGATGGTTTTTTCTCCTCAAAGGAGGGCTAAACCACCATACCCCTAAAAGTTTACAAAATGGAAGTGACAGGCGAAGCGAACACCCCCTGAACCAGTTCGCACCTATGTCAAAGCCGCGGTGTCGTTCGCCCCCACTCGTCAGGCCCCCGGAAGAACCTATAGGATTCCATGCAACTCTGCGAAAAGCCTTGTCGCAAGGGCTTTTCTACTACACTAAAGGATTGTGTACCTATCACGTATAACGTGCGTTTTAGAGGCATTTATTAACTAAAAATCCCTTCTGACAAAAAGGCGAACATAGAGGGCAAAAAAGAGGGCGCATTTAATCGTTTCCCCTGTCATAAATGCCCCATTTCGATACGTTCCCCGTCAAAAGGAAGAGGTTTCTAAAGGGGTCGCGTCGGTCCAGTTCACACTCTCGGGGCTATATAGCGGCAAAAGTCGGTTCGCCCGTTGTAGTTGTCCGCCTTCCAATCTCTAAGCAGTAAAGGAGTCCTGGCCCGGTATCTCTGTACCCCCTCGCGGATGATAGCGGCGGCTCGAAGCTCGGGGGTATCGTATGCTTCGAAAAGCTCGTGCTCCATCTGAGGTTGCTCCTTCGCTCTCCGGGCCTCGAAAGGCCAGCGCCGGATAGTGCCCGGCTCCTCTTTGACCGCCCGAGCTTCAGCATGCGCAAGCTTCAACCCCTCCCGAAGGGCCTCCTTGTAGGAAGGGTATTCCTCTCGGTGCTCTCTGGCGTATTGGTGCGCTCTCCGCATGGTGTTCATTGTGTGGTCTCCTTTCCTCTCGGATAGCGAAATTTCCCCTCCTCAAGGAAGGGGGAAGCCTCATTACCGGGCCTTCTTTCGGGCTCGAAGGAAGAGCCAGAAGAGGACTCCCGCCGGGATGCTCCGCTGTAGCTGGCAAGATCTCCGGAGCGTCATCTCTGCACCTCCTCAACGCCGTACCTCCGAAGTTCTTCCCGGCACTCATGGCATTCTTTCCGCGCAGAAAGGAGGTCTTTGCTTACCCGCTCCAGCAAATCAATAAGAGCCTGTGAGAGAATACGGTGATTCTCCGCATACCAAGGCCCGGCCTTTATCGCTTCCGCAGTGGCCCCCGCCGCTTGACATGAGTCGCTCCCGCGCTCCAGCGTTGCCAAAAGATCCATGAGCGACTCCTCCATTTGTTCGCGCCTGTTGCTTATCATCTTGCACGCCTCCTTTCTATATCCCGCTCCGGAGAATGTCCCAAAAGAATTCTTCCACTCTCCACAGGGCTTCCCCGCTTCGAACCGCCCCTATCGCCGCTTCCTTGAGGATGCCCCCATCCTCGCACTCCGCCAGGTATTCGAGGATTTCCTCCAGGGGAACCGCCACTTCCAGAAGCACCCGCCCTTTGTGCTTCGGGGGCTCGAAGGTGAAGGGCTCCACCTCGTGAATGTCCTGGGTAAGAATCTGCTCCGCCGCTTCGGAGAGCCAGGAGGAAAGGTTCTCGAAGTTCCCCCGGAGGATTTCCTGAAAATCCTGCTCGGTGGCGCCTATGTTCTGCATGTCCCGATCCGTCACCCTGAGTGTCAGTTCCATCTTGGTTTGCTCCTCTCCTGTTGGTATGGATATACCATAAGACAATTTGATTGTCATGTCAAGAAGAAAAGACGGAAAAATCATTTTTATTGAGAAATAAGACAAAACAAGCTATAATAAAGCCAACGAAAGACAACGTAGCCGCCACGAAAGGAGAGACTTATAAATGGAACTGGAAATGAAACGAATAGGCGAAAACATCAGAGAGGCACGGAAGGCCGCCGGGATGCTCCAGAAGGATTTAGCCGAAAAAATAGGGATTGCTCGCACCAGCATACCGGGGATCGAAAAGGGGCTCCTGCAATCCATCAATATTGACACCCTCAACGCCATTTCCCACGCCACCGGAATAGGCCCCTGCTACCTTCTGGGTTGTGATATCGGAGAACAGGCCATGGAAGCAATCCGGGAACACGCCCCGGAACTTGCTTCCCAAATTGAAAGAGAAGGGATTGCCGGGTTGACTGACAAGGAATGCCGGGCCATTGTGTGTATCGTTCTGGAGTAGACCATCCCGACACCGTACTCTATAATGTACATCGAAAGGAGGGGACGCTCATGCTATCCACGAATATCACCCAATTCCGCAAGGACATCTTTAACTACGTGGACCAGGCTATCCGGTTCAACCAGGTTATCAATGTCACCACGAAGGAAGGAAACGCCGTGGTTATGGGCCTCGATGATTACAACGCCCTCATGGAAACGGTGTATCTTTTCTCCCACTCCGGAACGGCCCGAGAGATCGAAGAAGGGATTGCCGCTCCCTGGGAAGAGTGCGTTCCCGAATCTGAGGTTTCCCTTTGAGCTACGAAATACGATTTACCCGTCAGGCCCTGAAACATCTGCAACACTGCAAGGCTGCCCATCTGGGGGAGAAGGTGAAGGGGCTCCTCGATATCATCAGGGAGAACCCTTTCCAGAATCCACCTCCCGTGGAAAAGCTCCAGGGGCTGGAAGAGGTATACTCCCGCCGGCTCAATATCCAGCATCGCCTTGTCTACCAGGTGGACAAAGAGAATCGGCACATCAAGATTCTGAGCATCTGGACACATTACGAATAGACCGCCGCAGGGGGGGAGAATTCGGTTGATCTCGATGGAGCTTGCCGTTACGCGGGAAAGGATAGGAGCCAAAACGGGGATTTTTACAATCCCTTGCGGCTCCTGCATTTATTGATACCGGAAACACCATATTCGGGAACTTTCTCCTGATGCAGAAACAGAGGAAATAAACTCCAGCTCGAACAGGTTTATATTTCCTCTTTTTAATCTTCGAAAATTTCGCGATTGCAAAAATTCGACCTCGCCCCCGTTCGAAACTATTCAGCCAATGGACTTTTTACTCCCCCTCCGTGACTCGTGACTATTGGAGAGAGCACTCCAGAGCATCATCAGGGAGTGCCGCAAGATCCGCGATAATATGCGGGGCCTTCTCTCTGTACCTGGTAACGGTCTTACGGTCTATCTCCAGGATCGTCGCGATGTTTATCAGGGGAGAACTCCTCCCGGAGCGAGGCATCCACCCCGCACGTTCAACCCGCGAAACGTACAGACAATAAGCTTTCCACATCACCCCATACTCCAACCGGAACACATGGACAGCCCTGGGGATCTTTTCCCAACCACCCACGCTCTCCAGAACTTTCTCGTAAGGCTCCATCTCCTCCGTCCGGTACGCTTGATAGCCTTCAAGGTTCCGGGGAAGCTTTATGCTCCGGTCCGTTTCCCCCCGGCTTACCCTGGCATGGTGTTCAAGGATTTTCCATACTTCCTCCCACGAAGGAGGGGCCGCCTTTCCTTCCAGAACGAGCAACCCGCGAGGATGCCGCGAGCCTACAAGATCGATCAGCCTAGACAGCATTATTGCAAAGGACTCCTTCCCGAAAATAGGAAGGGGGAAAAGACTCTCCCCCTTCCGGGCCTTATCCTTCTATCCGCGAGTGTTACGTGTCGAGATCAGCCAGCCGTACCGGGCTATCAGGGCCGCGTCACTGCGTCCGTCCTTCGGCTTTCGGCATCCCTCCGGAACGAGCCGGATCTCGGGGAATATCTGCTTTGCGAGGGTAACGCTTTTCTCTTTCGTGGTGCTCCCGGTGGCCACCATACGGAACATGGCTTTCTGCCATGTCGCAGGGCGTACCGTGAAGAATGGAATCCCCAGAGCCGCAATAATTCCCAACCATAGCCCGAAGCCTTCCCCGATACGAAAGGTGCTCGTGATCCCCTGCCCCGGCATTCCCTGCGCCTGTTCAATGGTCACGGTGACACCCTTTTCCCTCGAAAGGATGGAAGCCATGCGGGGGGCATCATAGATGGTTTTCTTACCCGCCTTGACCGTTGGGGTGTCCTCTACCCAGAGGAGCACTCCTTTATTATCGAGGGCCGTCACTGCCCCGGACAGGCCCGGATCAATGCCAAGATGCTTCATGCTGATAACCTCCGGAGGCTTTCATAGGCCGCTTGAACCTCCTTGAACTTCTCGGGGCTGCCTCCCTGATCCGGGTGAACCTCCCGCACCTTCTGGCGGTACGCCCTCCGGATCTCCTCCGGGGAAGCGTTTCGGGGAACCTCGAGGATCGAAAAGGGATCTGGAACATTGACGGCCGTCTTCGAGTCAAGATACTGCCTCCATTCCCGCTCCCATTCTTCTCTGCGCCGCCGGGAGGCTTCCTCTTCCTGGGCCTTTTTGCGGCGGTTCGCCTGAGCTATGCGCTCACCCTCTTCGGAAGAGTCCCGAACCGTTTCGAAGCCTCCATCCTGGAAGTTCCGGCGGTATTGCTCAAACCTCCGGGCCGCTTCTTCCCGCACCTCTTCGGGGATGCCTCCGGTCATCATTTCCGGGGTGATGGGGGCCGGGCCATGCGTCAGATCAATGAAATAATGGGCCTCATCCAAGGCGAACAAACACCCCGTGCTTCGAACCCACTCTCTCAATTCCATGTCATGACATATAAAGAGGCGCCAGCTGTCAGTTTCTCGTTTTCGATCCTTCCGGAAGATCCGGTTTTCCCGCTCTTTGGATCGATGGATACGCCCGGCCTTGATCGAAGAAAGAACTTTGAAAAGGCCCTCCCCCTGTTCCGGAGTAAGCCGCTTCCCCTGCACCCCCGCAGGGGAGACAATGTCGCCATGAACAACCCTGGAATAGATTTCTTTAGCTTCCTTCACCGTTACCAGGGGGCGATGCTCTTCAAGCCAGGGAGTAACCAGGTCATGGGCATATTGCGGAACATACCGGAGAAAGTACAGCCAGGGGGTGGACTTATCGCCGTATCTCATGCCGCCGCTCCGGGAAAAGCCGGGGCATCGAAGAGATCCACATAGGCATCCAGGTACCGCCTTTTCGCCTGATGCCGCAAAATGGGCACTCGGGAATCCAGGAGATCCACCACCACGGGGACGCTCTTCCCCGGAGAAGGTCTCATGATTCGCCCTATCCTCTGCACCGCCCGCCCCTTTGCTCGAAAGGGAAGGGCCAGTATCAGGGTATCAAGACAAGGAAGGTCGAGGCCCTCGTCCGCAATTGTGGAAGCCACAAGCACCCCCGCTTTTCCCTCCCGAACACGGGAAAGAATTTCCCGCCGATCTTTCGAGTTTGTGGTTCCGGTGGCCACCACCGCGCCGGGGATATGCGCCGCCAGATCGTGACAATGATCCACCCGAGAAGAGAGTACCAATATCACGCGCCCCGCCTCCCTGGCCCGGTTCGCAAGATCCGTAATGAGGCGGTTTCTGCTTTGATCCTTGCTCATGGCGGTAAGCATTTCTTGATAATCATCCCGATAGAGGTATTGAAAGCTCGTGGGTTGCCAGTAAAGCCGGGGGCGCAATGACACCCCGGCATCTTGCAGATCTCCCCGGAGAATTTCATGCCTCGCCGGACCGATGGCAAAATGTAGCGCACGTGTAAGCCCGTCTTCTCTTTCCGGAGTGGCGGTAAGCCCATAGCGATACCTCGCTGGGAAGACCTGGATCACCTCGGAAAAGGTGCGGGCCGGTGTGTGGTGGCATTCATCCACCAGTACCAACCCGAAGGCGAGGCGCACCTCTTCGGGAATGCCTCTCTGCAAGGTCTGAATCGTGGCAATTGTTACGGGGCCTGTCGTTCGCTTCCCCCCTCCGATAATTCCAGCTTCGATACCGAGAAGAGCCCCTACCACCTCTTGCCATTGATGAAGGAGATCCTTGGTGTGCACCAGCACCAAGGCAGGTTGTTTCTTCCGAGCGATGAGCGCGAGCCCCATGACCGTCTTTCCTGCCCCGCAGGGGGCGCAGAGCACCCCATCTTTGTACCGGGCCATAGTTTCTACCGCCTCCTCCTGATAGCCCCGCAGAGAGCCGGAAAATGCGAACTCCACGGGATCGAGAGAAAGGCGATGGTCCACACAAAGAGCCCCCGGAGAGAGGGCAAGAAAACGATCGAGGTACCCTCGTGGAAGGGAATTTCCCTCATAAAAGAAAAGTTCCTCCGGGATATCCCGAGTCCACCGCCCCGCCCTTTCCGCTTTCCGAAAGGCCGGGTTCGCCATGGTGAGCTCAAACTTAGCCCGAGAGAGAACAATCTGGTCCTCCGTGGACTCCGGAAGAATTTTCAACGTATCGTGGATTCGTACTATCATGTTCACGCCTCCTTTAATGCGGGGAAGGGCTTTCCCCTCCCCGCAGGGACAAAATTTTATTCCTCGAAAAGGGCATCCCCTTCGAAAGGGGGCTCCTCCTGATCCACAGGGCTTCCTTTCAACCTCCGGGATTCCAGATCCTCCCGGAGCCGGGCCACGTGTTCCCCCGTCCACTTTTCTTTAGGGAGATCCCCCACGATCTTTTTCATGGCATTGATGGCGTGGGGACGCTGTCCGCCGCAGACTTCGAGGTATCCTTTCCACATCTCATCTATCAGAGCCGGGGAAGGCCCGGAGGGGGATTTTTCCCGCTCCCTGCGAGTTTGCCGAGAAGGAGCCTGGGTGTTGTCCGTCTGCCCCATCTCTTCCGTGGTGTAGAGCCCTGAAAGCTCCTGGGGGAAAGCCTTTCGAAGAGCGAGGCTTTCCGCGCACTTGGCCAGCATCAACTCGGGCATTTTTTCCCAAATGGCATTAGGGGTTCCGTCCTTCTTGGTCTGTACGTAACTCTCATACTTGGCCACCGCCCAGAGGGGGTCTTTGAAGTCGTGCCGCAATACTCCCACTTTGGCCGCCATAGGAGGCTCTGGAGAGAGCCATACGTCCAACCAGTTCCCATCAGCCCCGCACCAGAAAGGCCCGGATTGCCCCGCATACTGGCCGCTCCGCTGGGCTATGAGGCGGAATCCGTCTATGGAAACCTGGGTTTGCATGATCTCCCGCCTGGCCGTGGAGTTCCACCGTTTCACGGCGTAGATTTGCCGGGAAAAGGGGTCTAGCCCCGTGCGGTTGCAGATCTGCACGAAGAGGGAAAACTCGTCGTCTGTGGAGTCCGCGCAGATTGTGCGCTTCAAAAGGTCCAGCTGTTCACGACTCATTTTCTGCTCGTGAGTGGCCACCGCCGTCTCTTCGTTCATCACCGCCAGATGTTTCATACCACTGCCTCCTTTATGTCAACCCTGGTGCTTTTGGATTCCTTTACGTACTCCAAGACCAGTTCCGGATGATCTGCCTCGAACCTTTTCTTGTCGAACCTCGAAGAAAGGATTTCCGAAAAGCGAAGGACATAGCCGCCTCCCAGAGCCGCCCGGATTCCCTGCCTGAGAAGGCGCTCTTCCAGGGTTTTCTTGCAAAGGTCTTCGAGATCCTTCATCTCTCGCGCCGCTTCCCTGGCCTCGAAGAGGGTTTCCATGGCCGCGAGGGCTTCCGGGTCTGCTACCGACGCTACCCCCTCGCCGGGTTCTTCGTAGGTCTCCACGTCTTTCCGAATATCGCAGTGCTCTTTATGGCCGCAGTACCGACACCCCCAAGCGGGGAGCTCTCCAGGATCTGGGGGGAGGGGAGCCGAAAATACGCGTTCCGCCCGCTCATAGATACCTTTCCAGCGGGAGGGATCGAAGGGGAAAATATCCATGGCAAGGTCCGAATTGTCTTTACAGATACCCACCACCGCGAGTCCCGTAAAGCTATCGGCCCCGAGTCCCTGAGCGTACACGTGGAGCTGATCCACGTATTGGGGGCTCTTCTTCAGGGTTCCCTGCTTCTTCCAGAGAGCAAAGGCCCGGCTGTTCATGGTCTTAACATCTATCAGAAGGGTTTTTTCTCCCCGCGATATAACGGCGTCATGGTGGCCGCTGATGATCCCGAGGTTCCCCACGGGGATACGCACCTCCTGGGCCGCCTGCTGGCTTCCCTCGTTATGCTCCACCTCCCACCCTTCTTCCCGCAAGAAGGTTATGGCTACGGGCTCCAGGGCGTGACCTACGGCAAAAATCCGCAGGGCCTTCCTGTCAAAGTTCGCCTTATGGCCATTCGCCCCATACCAGAGGTTCCTATCACAAGGGTGCCCTATTCCCGACGCTCGCAAGATTTTCATCGTTGAATCTCCTCTCCGCTACTCGCCTTTTTCAAGGTCATCTCTTCAGCCCATTTCCGGGCCTCCTCATCTCCGTCCCCCGCGCGCCTTGCTTCGGCATTTTTTTCGAGATAGAAGTTTTTCAGCGTCCAGGTCAGCCCCTTGACCGATGGGGGAAAATAGAGAGCTTCGCGCTTCCCTTCCGATGGAGGCGGGCTTGCTCTCGGGGAAGGGGCCTCCGGAGGAGGAAGGGGTTCGGGTTTCGAGGGGATCGAGGAAAGAGCCGCGCCGACGAGTTCCGGGTTTTCCCCAATTCCGGGGAAAACCTCCGTCTCCGGGCCTGGGTCATCTTCTTCGGGATCATCCCCATCACACACCGTAACGGTTACCTCCGAAGGGAAAACACCCTCCGAACGGGATTCAATCAACGCCACCTCTACAAGCTGACCGAAAACCCGCTCCCGGTCTTCGGGGGATATGTCCGGGAAGGCTAGGAGCTTTTCTCCCCGGCTTCGGATCGCCTCCCGGTCAGCTTCGGGGAGAGAGGAATACCAGCTTTGAGTTTCCGGGGGGATCGATGCGGCGGGCTCGACGGGATTCGAGGGGGCTGCCGTTTCTTCCGGAAGCTCTTCTTCGTCATCGAAGAAAGAAAAATCAAAGTCGCCTTTCAGGATTCCCGAGTTCGAAGAAGAAGAATCCAAATCCGAAGAAGATTTTTCATTTTCGGGGAAAAGAATTTCCTGCTTCGGGTTCTCTTCTTCGATCCGTTCTTTCTGGACTTGTTTTTTTGTCACACCCTCCTTGTCACACATCGTCACGCACGTCACACCCCTAAAGGGGTGTGTGACGTGACGTGACAGCGTGTGTGTCAAAAGGGGAGGGTCACCGTCACAATGTGACAAAATGTGACGTGATGTGACAGGCGTGACAGGTGTGACGGTGCAAGTTTCTTTTTTGCTTCGAAGTGTCGCGGCAATAACGGAATTTTTCAGGTCATCAGAAAAGCGGTACATGTCGTTTTCCTGAACGAGAACGCCACTGCCGTCTTCTCTGCAAAGTTTCCCCATTGCCCGAGAGAGTGCCGAAGACTTCGCGCTCTTCCGCTTTTCTTCGGTCTCCGAATTCGCCTGACATCGATCCATGAATAGGGGCCGCCAATGGTCTATATGCACTCCGATAAAAGAACCATCTGCTGAAAGTACGCCATGCTCCCCTGCGGCTTCCCTGACGCAATCCAAGACGAGCCGCTCTCGAAGAGAAAGGATTTCCTGGGGGCTTTTGGCTGTCGCCGTACCGTTGAACTCGGGAGCGCCCTTTGTTTTTCCGGGCCTGATTTCGTGGTCCACCAGAGAGAACTGATACACGTCAGGACCGAGGAGATCTTTTCTCTTCCCTCGGGGGTGTCGGGAGTCAAGGGTGATGCTGTTCCCGTTCTTCGAACAGAAATAAGCATTCTCTTGGGCTCCCATGAGTGCGGAATTTCCCCGGTAGGAATCCCCTTTTTTGTCGCAATGATGGTTCAGGAGAACCGCGCATCTGCCAGCATGGGCCTTGAGCTTATCGATATTGCTTACAAGGGCATTCATGGCCTGAGTGCTGTTTTCGTCCTGTCCTCCGAAGTGCCGGGCCACGGTGTCAACGACGATGAGCACCGGGAGTTCTCCAAAAAGCTCCTCTACTGTATCCACCTCATACATGGCCGCCTCCAGCCCCGCATCATCAGTTAGAGAGACGGGCGTGTCGGTAATCTTGATCTGCGCCGAGTTGTCGACATCCTTGATTCTGTTCCGCATAGCCCATGCGTCAATTCTGTCGAGAATTCCGCCGCGGCCCTCTCCCGAGAGGTACAACACTGGCCCGGATTTCCTGATAGGAAACTCATGCCACACCGAGAGGCCGCAAGCGATATGCAGAGCTATGTCTACGCTCATGAACGTCTTCCCTGATGCGGGCTGTCCGTAGATGAGAGATATTTCCCCTTCCGGGAGAAGCCCCTCGATGAGGGGAACCGCAGGAGGAAGAGCCCGAAGCTCTGCAAGGGTTTTCGAGAGGCATTTTCGTTTTGGCTTCTCCTCGGGAAGCTCCACGGCCCCCGCCCATGGTTTCGCCGTGGCGAGTATCGCCCTGGCCTCCTCGGGGGAAGCGCAGTCGCATATATCGCCCTTGTGAGGGAAATTTTCCGGATAGGTGGCAACCTTGATACTCTTCACCTTACCCGAAAGGAGAGCCGCGATCTTCGCCATGGCCTCTTTGCCGGGGCCGTCATTGTCGGGAACCAGTACCACATCGCGCCCGTGAAGCGGCGAAAAATCGGCTTTGCCGATGCCCTGGGCTCCTCCTGGCCAGCATGTGGCCACTCCCGGAAGGTTCCATTTCTTGGCCCGGTCCACCTTGATTTCCCCTTCGTGGATATAGACGGCGGCGGTGGGGTTGTCGTGGATCTCATCAAGGCGGTAGAGGGGGTTAGGGGTGCCGGTGGTCTTCTGGTAGCCGCCGTTCCTCCAGGAGCCGTCAACCATGGTTTTCTGGAAGAATTGCTTATTCCCGGAAGGCTCCCGGTACCTCTCGATTTTCAGGAGGGGATTCCCTCTTTCGTCCGTGTAGATGAAAGTGCCCTCGTGGGTACGCTGATTCGGGGCCTCCCTGCGCTTCTGGAAGCATTCCGGGGGGACTGCGTTCAGCCTTTGAGCAAGAGCCAGAATCCCGCCCTTGTCGCCGGTGGCAAGATCGTGCCAAGTTCCCTTTTCATAATTGATCGAAAAGGAGGGGCTTTTGTCTTCCCGCATGGGAGAATGCACAAGCGCATCGGAGCCGGCCCACTTGATAGGCTTGCCGTTGTTTGGGATGTTGAGTTCAAGCCAGGCCCGGACTTCTTCGGGGATGAGTTGGTAGGTCATCACGCCCGCTCCCCTTCCCTGGGGAAGAAGCCCTTGCCGCTGTTCCGGGTGGTGGAGATCAACCAATACCGAGACCAGCGTTTCCCGCCGCCCCTGACGCTCTCGGAGACGATAACCCACCCGGCTTTCCGAAGTTCGAATACACGGGGGGCAAGGCGTTGAATGCCGTACAACCTCAAGGCCGTGAGAGCATCCAATGGCCCGGTATCCCGAAGATGGCGCAGGACGGTTTGACGCTGGGATTTGTAGACGCTAGACATCAGCACCGCCCCCCTTCTTGGGAGCCGTGGCCCATGGCATGGTGGGTATTTTGGGAAAGGATGTTACAGGGAAAGGGTACTACAAAAGACGCTGGTGGTTCTGGGTCTGAACCTCCTGAGTCATCGCCACCGTCACCACCGCCGCCGCTGCCAGAAGAGGAAGCAGAAGAGGAACGCCGGGAAGGGCTGCGGTATTCTCTATTCCTGGAATGAACCACGTGCCTTGAAGAGAAGGAAGGGGAAACCGGTATAGGCCTTATTCGGAAGAGATCAATTCTCGGACGGGACACGCGAGAAAGGAAGATTTTTGCTTTTTTAAGTAAGGGGGGTTCTTCCTCCTCGGGCTCCTCTCCAGGCTTCGAAATAAGCTCGGCAAGGTCTTCCTCTGACCACCCCGAACCATTGGCACTATGCAACACATGGCTCGCCGCATCTGCAATTTGGCACGAAAGGCTTTCCCAAACTTCTTCCTCTTCTTTTTTCGAAATCTCGCAACAAGAGCGCACGGTGCGCAGCAGAGATTCTTTCGCGACTGCTGGCGATTCTCCTGTATCAGAATTCAACGTAAGCAAAAAATCATAAAGTGTCGGTATTGTTATCCATATTTCTATTTCTTTCCCATCTTTATTCTTGCCCACATGCAAGAGCCTTCTCCAAGATCCATTATCTTCGGGAAAATCTCCTGCGGAACAAATCACCTTCTGGGGAGCCCCCCCGTAGAAAGGCTCTATCTCTTCAACCCGCATTGTAAATGTGGTAGAATCTTGAGGCATAGAACATAACCTTTCTTTTCCACTCGCCGCCGTTGGATTGGCTCCCAACGGCATTTTTTATGCCCTTTTGCGGGGCCTCTCTCACGCTTGTACCAGAGCTTCCCTTTCGATAACCCGAGCAGTCCCCCCTTTCGTAAAAAGTCCCTCCCTGGGAACTCCGAAATATTCCGCTATCAGTTCCTGGCGTTTCGTGGGAAGAGGCAACCGCCCCTTTTCGACCCCGCACCAGTTCGAAGGAGTCCACCCCGCCACGGCCGCTATCGCTTGCTGTTCCGTCCCCTCCGCAATCCTAAGGGCCGCCACTTTGGTCAGCATTCCACACACCCCCTTTTGCTGTTAGAATAGCTGTTACTAAAGATTATATCATGAACACAAAGTTTGCTCCAAACAGAGAAACGCTATATGTGGCGTTTTATTGTTGCTTTTACAACACATACGGCGTATTTCCCGTGGATGACTTGTGGATATCTTGAAGGTTCTTGAAAGGATCGAAAGGAGGGATTCTTAATGTGAAGGCACAAAAAAACCGCCCTCCTCTGGCGTGAGGAAGACGGTTAAGAAAAGTCAGCTGCCCTTGCGCCTGACATTTTAGTCAGGTGCTCCTGGATTGTCTTTTTTGATTAAATTTCCAAACCTCGAAGGAGCTGAAAGGCTGCTGTTGGAAGCATTGGCGCGCCGGACAAGATTCGAACTCGTAACCTCCTGATCCGTAGTCAGGTGCTCTATCCAGTTGAGCTACCGGCGCACATATATGGTAAACATGATGCTTGCTACCTGGCGGTGGGAGAGGGATTCGAACCCTCGAAGGAAGTTTTAGCCCCCTTACCCGCTTAGCAGGCGAGCGCCTTCAGCCACTCGGCCATCCCACCGGAAGAAATCGCGCAAGGCATATTTTATGCACAGAACCCAGGTATGTCAACCGCTAATTTGATTTCTCCGGGAAAAACGACGTTTTTCCCGGGTTTCTTCCGGCTATTCCGAGGGTTTCTCGGGTTCCTCGGAGGCCGCTTCTTCCGTTGCGGCTTCTTCTGCCGCTTCCTCTATCTGGGGCTCTTCCTCACTGGGAGAAGCGCCTTCGGCCTCCACCGGAGGAGCCGTAAAGAGGGATTCATCGAGGATCTTTATCTTGGCGCGCTTGAGCAGAGTTTCGAAGAACTGGTTCCGGGCGTTCTGTCTCTTCTGAGCTACCACCATCTCCTGAATGTCTCCGCTCACCTCATCGAAGGAGAGCACTCGGGGAAGCTCTTCCGAAACCTTCTCAAGCACGTAGAAATCCTGGCTGGTAACTTCCACGGGGCCCGCGGCCCGAGCCTCTCCAATTTGCACCACCGCATCCCAGAGCACCGGAGGTACCCGGTTTTCCGCAAAGGGAACCGTTTCGTCTCCCGAGGTAAAATCCCGAACTTCGTCGAGGTGGGTGGCAATCATGGCGCTCCAGGACACTCCGTCTTCCATCTGCTCCACAGCCTCCCGGGCCGCATGATCCCGGCTGGCGAAATCCGCCACCCGTACGTAGATGACGTGGGGTCGGGTAAAAACGACATCCTTGAGAGCATCGTACCCTTCCTGAAGTTCTTCCGTAGTGGCGGTTACGCCCTCTTCGGCCTGCTGGATAAGAGCTCTTCGGGAAAGATCCTCCCGAATCTGCTCTTTGAGCTTGCTTTCGGAAATACCCATTTGCTTCATGTATTCCACGAAGGATTCCCGAGTGGGAAACTGGTCTTCCAATCCCTGATACGCCTTGTCCACGTCTTCTTCGGCGACTTTGATCTTTCGGTTCTTGACTTCTTTTTTGAGCTCATCCCCCACGGCAAGGTCGTTGACAACCTGTCTGCGGAAGTTCACGATATCCTGGGGGGAGATGTCCTTTCTGCCGCTCTGTTCCGCCAGGCTCACCATGCTGCGGTAAAGCTGACTGCGCATGAGGGTCATACCATTGATCTCCGCCACGGGGTAATCTCCGCTTTCGGGCTTCCCTCCCCGGTTTCCTCCTCCGTACATAAAGAGAATGGAAAGCACAAAGACTACCACCACGCTGATCATGATCCACTTCACCTGGGTTCGCAGGGTCCGCATAATCACCCTTCATCGACTCCTTTCACTGTATAAAGACGGTATTTTTCCGAGCGCCTCATATCATACGGTTCTCTCGGGGGAGTGTCAAAAGCATTTTTGAACTTTTTTGGGGAATTCCGTTCTTTTCGAAGAAATTCCTTGAGATTTCTTTCCCCAGGAACATATTTCTTTCTGGATATTCTCCGTAAACCCCCAATAAATTTGCTATTTTTTAAATTTCCCCGAGACTGTTCCCCACGGTGGTTTCCACTTTGAGAGGCACCGAAAGAGAAACCACGCTTTCCATGAGAGTACGAAGGAGCTCCGCTCCCTGTTCCGCCTCATCTCGAGACACCTCCACCACCAGAGAATCGTGGATCTGGAGCACCAGAGGCATGGAAAGCCCCTCCCGGCGGATTTTTTTGTGCCACTGCACCAGGGCCATCCGGGCGATGTCCGCAGCGGTTCCCTGGATGGGAGTATTGATGGCCACTCGTTTGAGAGCCCCGGTTCCCCGTCCTTCCACGGTGGTAACCTCCGCAAGAGGACGCCGGCGGCCGAAGAGGGTGGTGGTATATCCCTGTTTTTTGGCCTCTCCCGCGGCATTCTCAAGGTAGGCCTGAATACCGGGAAAGGCGGCAAAGTAAGCGTCTACGAGCTTCTGGGCCTCACCACGGCTGATGTTGAGCCGATCCGCAAGGCCGAATCCTCCCATGCCGTAGAGAAGGCCGAAATTCACCATCTTGGCCCGACGGCGCATCTCCGGGGTGACTTCTTCGGGATCCACCGAAAAAATCCGGGCCCCGGTTTCGCTGTGCACGTCCCGGCCCTCCCGAAAGGCCTCCACCAGGCTTTCTTCCC